GCCTTGTAAAAGTTCTTGTTTAAAACTTGAACATATTGCTGATGTTATTGCCATAATTTTCTCCTACTACGGTGAAGGTGACTCAATTTTTAATCTGATGGTTCCATCAGTGTAATCATCTCGTCTTCTTCTACCAACTTGCTCATTAGCAAATTTCTGTATCTCTTGTTTATATTTATTTTCGTATAAAGTCAACATATCTATAGGGCCTTTTAAAAATCCATAAGTCTCTGATAAACAGCAGTATAAAAGACCATTTGGAAAGTTAAGACTAATATAGTTAGTAGTGTTACTAGATTCTAAAGTCGCTGGCATTTTATTAAAATGTATTCTAAATCTATATGTAGTATTTGGTGTGGGAGCCACAAATATTCTACCAGACGTGGTATCTGTATTACCTGTTGCACCACCAAAATCTGCATAATATTTAGGCTGACCTTGAGCTGCAGAGGTACCTGTTACATCTTGATATTCTTGAAGATAAGTCATATCTTTTTTCTCTAACCATCTGTTAGCTCCTGTAATTGCTGATCCTGCTGTATCATAAACTTGTATACCTCTAATAAATAAACATCCTGCGGGTGCATTTATAGATTCCTGTCCAGCAACAAAATTTCCAAGTTGTTGTTTTCTATCTGCATCAATTGGAATATCTCTCATTATTCTATATTGTGCATTTAAAATTATATTTTCTAATATATCTGTTGTTAAGACATTAGAATCTACTTCCGTATAATTTCTAATTTGTGTAATTAATGTGTCGTAACTTATCCCTGCCATTATTTAACTCCAATTTACAAAATGTTTTATCATGCTGTTACCGTTACAGGTCCTGCTGATGCAGAACCGCCTCCTCCTGTTTCGGTTATACTAGATGTTGTGCTTGTTGCAAAGGTATAATTATCATCATTTACCTTTGTAATTACATATCCTGCAGCTAAATTTATTGTTGCTGCAGCCACTCCGCCAACCACATTTGCATCTCTAAATCTAACTCTATCACTTGTAGATCTACCATGATTTGGCTCATTTACAGATATAGTTGTAGACCCTTGAGTAGTTGTAAAAGGGTTTAATGGTAAAATATTAGGAACGGCAGTTTCTATTCTTGCAACTCTTACATTTCTTAAAGATATTGCATCTGCACTTGATGGTCTTGGTTCTAATTGTGGTTGTTTAGGTTCAAATTCTGTTACATGCACAAGAGATCCATTCCATTCTCGAACCATTTCTCTGTAAGGAAACTCCAAACCAGATCTATCTGATATTGCTTTTGCATATTTACCTGATGCGTATTTTGCCATTATGATCCTGGGTAATAAACTTTTGGTGTTATGTGAGTGCTGGCTGCAGATCCATCTTCAGCTAGAGCTCTAGCAAATTCTTCTTCATAAACTAGTTTCATTGGTTGTATTAGTTGTGGCACATATTTCATAGACATATAATATGCTAAACCAGAAACCATACATGGAACAAATCTAAAAGGCACATCAGTTGCATTAGTATAATCTCCAGCGTCTTGTATTCTTTTAATAAAATAAAAATGCATATCTTTAGATGCATTTGTTGAATCTGGTGTTGGATAAATATGTATTCTAACTTTATCTATAAATCTTTCTACCCAATATTGATTAGGTGTCCCTTTCGATAATTTATTAGAAAAACCCGCATAAGTAGATCTATCTACTTTAGTCATAGGAGAATCTGACTGTGTGGTTTGAGTTCTATTAGATCTTAATTGTGCTTCTAAAATATCGGATATACCATAAACACCGTTTGTTGGTGTGGTCGTAGCGCTAGTACCATCATCACTAGATCTAAAAAAATCATAGTCTGACTGCCCTTCAATTAAATCTAAATTAGTTTCATCAATTTCCCAATAATGAATACCTCTATTACCCCATTCTTGAAGTAATATATTAAGAGATCTTCTTGCAGATTTTAATTGATAACCAGAAACATTTTGTAACCCAATACGTTCAAAAGCCTCTTCTACTATTTCATCAATAGCAAAAGTTTTATCAAACGTTGTTGTTCCCGAGGTAGTGTTAGCCATCTAAACTCCTACGATTCGTAAACTTTAATCCATTCACAAACAATTGTACCTGTATCTCCTGCTGAGCAAGCCGGTAAAACAACGTTTACATCTCCTGTAAAACCTGTGGCTTCAGTGTTTTTTAATCCACCAAAACTAGAATAATCATATTCCATTTCACCTGCTAAACTTTGAAATACCACATCTGTGTCAGCATCCCATTGCATTCTAATTGCATCAGCTGGTGCTGTTACAGAAACATTGAAGCTAACTTTATTTAATCTTACAGTTTTGCAAGTTTTACCGTTGTTTGATGCTAATGCAGAAACATCAACTATCTTAGTTGTGCTACCAGAATTATCAGAAACTACATTGTAGTGAGTGATAAGTTTTTTTGCTCCGTCAAATACAGTTGTATTTAATACTGTGTCCGCCATATTTTGTCCTCCTTTTAAAGAGCGCCTGCATCACCAGGCGCTCCGAGTTTAATTATTAATATTAACTTACTGCTGCACTAAAAGGTGTAGCTAAGTCACCAGTTCCACCAGATGTAACTTGAACGCCCCATCTGTTTGCACCGATTGCTTTGCAAGTTATGATTGTTCCAGCTAGTCCACCTGTTGTACTACCGTTTAAAGTAATAGTATCAGATGCTGCTGCAGTCATAAAACCTTCAGCACTATCAGTTGTGTCTGTGTCAACCATTAACGCATTACCAGTCATTGTATCACTAGCGTTAGCAACTTGTAAAACAAAGTCACCTGTTTTAGTTGTTCCAATGTAGATCTCAAAAGAAGCACCTAAATTGTTCGCTGAGTTTGGATCGTTACCTGGACCTGCAACACCTGAATCAGATGATGAGTTAATCGCAGGTAAAGTCAAAGTAGCTGCACCAGCAACATTGTGGTACAACATTCTACCAGCATGTGTATCAACAGTTAAAGAAGTTGCACCTGCTCCGATACTCACAGAGTTTCCAGTTCCAACGCTTTGAAAACCATTAATAGATTTTACTGGTCCTTGAAATGTAGTTTTTGCCATAATTATATCCTCCTAGTTTTCCGAATACTGTCTCTAGGCCGTCGACTATACGCGTCAGTATTCTAATTAATTGTATAGTAATAAAGTTATATAGCAGATTTAAGTAGAGCGCAAGAGGGCCTGTAATGTGGATTGGATTTTTCCAACGATGTAGCTTTTTGTTAAGTAGCTACAGAAACTTGGGGTGCAGTTTTATGTGCAGCTTGTGCTTCTGCCATTTTTATATGATTGATTAACTCTCTAACTTTATTGTCAATCTTAACCATATTAAGAGTGTATCTTCCTTCACTCTTATGCTCCTGCTCCCACTTGTTGTCTAGAGCTTTTTTCTGTTGGTAAAGCTCCTGGATGTGGTTGTCCATTTATAACCTCCTCATAGGTTATTCTATATTTACGAGCATCATACATGTCACCCGTATATTCCCACTTTATACTGTTTTCTCCAAGTTTGTCAAGGATTGATTTTTCTAATGATTCTGGATTGTCCTCAGATAGGACTTCAAATTTTGTGTGATGATCGTATGCAGATATTGTTACTAAGAATTTTTTCATTGTCTCACCAATTGTATTTGTAAATGGGGCCGTTTTGAGGCGGCCCCATAAATTAGGTATTACGCACCTTCTACACCGAAGATACCTCTAGGGTCTGATACTCCAAATGAGTATCTTTCTCTAGCTTTGTATCTTACGTTGCCAGTGTCGAAATCACCTTCCATCGCAGTTGTTAACGGCGCTCTTGTGAACATTTTCATACCATTTGGTACGTCTGTAATAATGTAAAACGCATCAGAGTCAGTTAAGTAGTTATTAACTCTGTATCCTTGTGGAATCATACCCATAGATACGATTGCATTCACATCATTGTCAGCTGTTCCAGTTCTACCTTGAGACTTCATAAGTCTCTCAGCTGTAAACTGAAGCTCCGAAGGAATGATCATTTTCACTCCTCTTGCTGCAACTTTAAGACCTCTTTCGTCAGTCATTTTAGCGATGTCTATTAAAGACTGCTCTAATGACGTCTCGTTAAGATCTGCCTGCGTAGTCAATGTATTTTGAAAAGTACCATTGATCGTAGGGTGAGAAGTGTTAAACAAGCTTACACCGTCTCCTGAATCAAACGTATCAGTTGATGGTAAACCGTTGATTAAAGGCTCAACAGCTTTTACTTGTTTCGCATTGCTCATAGATCTCGCTAAAGCTTTTGTATATCTAGACGCAAGTCTGTCATACAAATTATCCTCAATCGCTTCTTCAGTGATTGCGAATGCTAAAGCTACGGTCTCGTGTGAGTAACGAGCTGTAAAAGTTTCTTGTGCATCATCAAATGATACTCCTGCACCTTCAGCTTTTACTTGTGCGTTTCCGAATCCAGATAACATTACTTCTTCTTCAAAAGCTCTGTCAGAAGATTCGTTAGTATAAATCTCAGCGTGCTGATTTTCATACCTTTTATATTCCAGGCCAAATAGTGCATTCAAACCTGGCTCTAGTTCTTTAACTAGTTGTGATCTTGATATTGCCATAATTTATATACTCCTATTACCTTAATATAATTTAGCATCTTTTGCTATTGTTACTATGATATTAGCTCCTGCCGCAGTTAAATCTTCGTTTTGAGGATCTTCTGCTGATCTTACAACAGTAAACATTTTGTTTACGTTTGTAGAATCTATATCTAGTGTCACAACAGATTGACCATCTTTCGATGTTCCACCGTTGTTGTTACAGTTAAAAGTACCACCATGATTAGCTTGAGTTACCGCTGCATCCGCTTTAACCATGTATTCTTGGTTAGGGTCATCGTTAACAAAAGCAAAACCATTTGTGCTACCAGTGTTTGGGTTAGTTCCAAATGCTTGAGAAGCCGCAACACTGTTTGCAAAAGTAGGTTTTTTAGTTTC